CAAACGGCTGTATTACGCGCAGACACAAGAGTTTGAGATGCTGGCCAAAGGCTTTGGCACGTATCTGCCTGACGAGTACCCCTATGACGTGCCGGGTGCCAGCCGCAGAATCAAAAAATCCGACTTCGACAACATGGTTGCGGTACTGCCGGTGGCAGATCCCAACATTTTCTCTGCCGCGCAGCGTATTACGTTGGCACAGACCCAGTTGCAGCTCGCGCAGAGTGCGCCCCAGATGCACAACATGTACGAGGCCTACTATCGTGTGTATGCCGCACTGAATGTGCGCGACATTGACGGTATTCTACGCATTCAAAGCAACCAGATGCCCAAGGATCCGGCCTCGGAGAATGCCGATGTGCTGGGGGGCATGGAGTTGAAGGCTTTTGCGGGTCAGCAGCACGATGCGCACATCGCGTCGCACCTGATGATGGGGTTATCGCCGTTAATGCAGGCAAATGCGCTGGGTGGGGTTGAACTGTACAAACATATCATGCAGCACATCCGTTTGAAGTCGGAAGAAGACACCGAAGCGGAACTCTTTGAGCAATACGGCGCAGATCCTGACTGTATGGTGTCGGATATCCAACGTGAGGGCATGATATCGTTGAAAATAGCGGAAGGGATGCAGCAGATGCGTGCTATGCAGGATCAGTTGGCAAATCCCGGCGGTGGCGGGCAGGATCCTATCGTTGCGCTCAAGGCGCAGGAGCTACAGCAACGGGCAGCGAACGATCAGGCTAATATCCAGCTAAAACAGCAAGGATTACAGATTGATCAGGCAAAAGTGATGCAAAGCGCCCAAGCAAACAAAGAAAGGATCCAATCTCAGCAGAATATTGCACAAATGCGTACCGGCGTAGCCTTAAAGCGCATAAATCAGCCACGTAAGGGGGCTTAGGATGCCAATTAAGAAGGGTTCCAGTAAGAAAACCGTCTCAAACAACATAAAAGAGGTGTTTTCTGCCTATAAAACCAGCGGAAAAATAGGCTCTAGCAAGCCCTCTAGCGACGAAAAAGCGCAAAAACAAGCGGTTGCAATTGCCCTTTCCAGTGCGGGGAAATCACGTAGAACGCTCAGTTTACCAAAGGGAAGGCAGGGCGCAGTACGTACCGTAAAAAAACGTGACGGAAATACACCGGTAAAGATATACTGAAGTCGTTTTTAGCCTCCAGACAGTGGCCTAACTGTCTGCTATTTCATGGAAATTACCATGCTTGAATTTGCAGAAAAAATACTGCGAGAGCTTAGGAAATTACAACAGGACTCAGAAGCGATTGTGCTGAATGGCACCATTGCTGACATGGAGCGTTACCGCTTCATGATGGGTCGTCTGGAAGGCATAAGATTGGTAGAAGCACTTATACAGCATGAGCTGGGTAAGAGGACTACAGACAATTTTTAACCACCAGAGGACGTGTAATGGAACAACCTAAGTTGACCGCACTTGAAGAAAAGCGCAGGGATAAAATAGCAAATACCCCTCCCACGCTCGACGATGCTTACGACGAAGACGGAAACGTGGACATTACTAATATCCACGCGGACGTACTTGATAGAGTCCCCTGCCCAACTGGCTGGCGCATCGCCATTCTCCCCTACCGAGGCGCTAAAACCTCTAAAGGTGGCATCCTACTAGCCGAGGAAACTCAGAAACGCGCTCAACTGGCCACGAACTGTGGCTATGTGCTGCGTGTGGGCGATCTAGCTTACTCCGATGAGACCAAGTTCCCAGCAGGACCTTGGTGCAAGGTGGGCGATTGGATCATCTTTGGAAGGTACGCAGGTTCCCGTATTCAGATTGATGGGGGCGAAATCCGGTTGTTAAACGATGACGAAGTCTTGGGGCTGATCAATGACCCTAAAGACGTTCTGCACATGTGAGGGAGGAACGTATGGGTACTGAACAATTAGACTTTAAGATTGGTGAAGATGAAGAACCCGCAGAGGTTGAGATGAATGAGGATGGCACTAATGCCGTCGTCACGTCCAAGGAAGAGGCACCCATGGTGGAAACCACCGCGAGTACCGAACCTAAAAAAGACGAGCTGGATCAGTACGGTGACAAGGTACAGAAGCGCATTGATAAGCTGACGGGCCGTCTGCGTGAGACCCAGCGCCGAGAAGAAGCGGCTATTGAGTATGCCCGTAACTTACAGCAACGGACGGATGAGCTAGAACAGCGATTCCAGCGCACGGATGCCGACCGGCTGATTGAGGCCAAGGGCCGCATCGATACGCAGATGATTACGCTCAAGCAAATCATCAAGAAGGCGCGGGAAGAGTACGACATTGACACTGAGACTGAGGCGCAGCAGCGTCTCACCTCCATGATGATGGATCAGCAGCGCGTGAGCGATGCCACGGAGTACCGCCAGCAAGCACTGTCTCGGCAACAGCAAGCTCCGCAGCAGGCACAGCAAAAGCAGTACGTTGCGCCCAAGGCCCCGATAGATCCGCAGGCTGAAGAGTGGGCAGAGCGTAATGCATGGTTTGGCACCAATACGGTAATGACAGGGGCGGTGCGAGGAATACACCTTGACTTAGTCCAAAAAGAAGGGTTTGACCCTCAGTCAGAAGAGTACTATGATGAAATTGATCGTAGGATGCGCAGTATCTTTCCAAAAGAGCTGAAGCCGACTACGCAACAAGACAACAGAAACGCCCGTCCCGTGCAGACGGTCGCCCCTGCAACCCGCTCGTCGGGAGTAAACAATTCTGCACGCCGAACGGTTCGGCTAAGTCCGAGCCAAGTTGCAATTGCAAAAAGACTGGGTGTTCCTCTTGAGGAATATGCCAAATACGTAAAGGAGTAACCACATGACTAACGCACCTGTAATACCAAAACTTAATCGTAGCCCCCGCACGGAAGAAACCCGTGAGGTAACTGCGCGGCGTAAACCATGGGCACCCCCTTCACGTTTGGATGCTCCGCCTGCTCCTGATGGGTTCAGACATCGTTGGATAAGGGCCGAATCCGGTGGAATGGATGATCGCATGAACGTGGCACAAAAAGTCCGCGAGGGGTATGAGCTTGTTCGTGGTGACGAGTATCCAGACTTCCAAGGCCAGACCCCACAAGACGGCAAGAACGCTGGCGTTATCAGCGTAGGTAGCCTTCTACTTGCGAGAATCCCTGAAGAAACGGCAGAGGAGCGTCGGCAGTATTACAAAGACCGCACCCACGACCAAATAAAGGCAGTCGATAATGACCTGTTGAAGACGAATGCACACTCGTCAATGAAGATCAACCGGCCAGAAAGACAGTCGCGTGTAAGCATTGGTGGGCAAGACTCCTCCAAATAACTCACTTAAAGGACACATAGCATGGCTAACGTAAACAACCCCTATGGCCTTCGGCCTCTAGGAAACCTGTCCGCCACTGGCGCACAGAAGCAGTACGGCTACACTATTGACGACAACCAAGCTGGCGCAATTTTCCAAGGCGACTTGGTAACGCTTGTAGGCGGCTTTCTTGTTAAATTTGCACCCGCTACGCATGTTAGTGCAGTTGGTGTGTTTAACGGTTGCTTCTATAACGACCCTACCACTCAGAAGCCTACTTGGAAGAACTACTATCCCGGCAGCATCAACATTACAACAGGCTCTATTCAAGCCTCTGTGTTGGATGACCCGAGCCAGTTGTTTACCATTCAAGTAAACGGCACCATGACTCGAGCGGCGATAGGCAATAACGCAGACGTTACGGGTTCTACTACGGGCAGTACTGTTACGGGTGTCTCCGCGATGACCCTTGACTTTGCTACTCAAGCGACCACTGCAGCGCTTAATCTTAAGATCATAGGTCTCTATGATCTGCCAAACAACGAATTGGGTGCAAATGCCCAAGTCGTCGTTAAGATTAACGAGCATCGCTATGGCAGCGCTGGTGTTGCAAGTACTTAATTTAACCCTTAAAGGAGCCTAATAACCATGGCAATTTCACGCGCACAACTAGTAAAAGAACTCGAACCCGGCCTGAATGCCTTGTTTGGTTTGGAATATAAGAACTACATGAATGAGCATGCCGAGATCTACGAGATTGAGTCTTCTGACCGTGCATTTGAAGAAGAAGTCATGCTCTCTGGGTTTGGCGAAGCTCCCGTTAAGTATGAAGGTGCTGGTGTGTCTTATGATGCGGCGCAGGAAGTTTATACTGCTCGCTACACACATGAGACCATTGCACTGGCCTTCAGTCTGACCGAAGAAGCTGTCGAAGATAACCTATACGACAAGCTGGCAGGCCGTTACACCAAAGCCTTGGCTCGTTCCATGGCTACCACCAAACAGGTAAAAGCTGCTGCCGTTCTGAACGGTGCATTTACTACCTCCCTTGGCGGTGACGGCGTAGCTCTTTGCGCAACGGATCACCCTACTCTGTCGGGTAACGTGGCCAATGAGTTGACGACCCCTGCGGATCTTTCCGAAACCTCGCTGGAACAGGCACTGATTGACATTGCTGCGTTCACAGATGAGCGTGGATTGAAGATTGCAGTACAGGGTCTGAAGCTGGTAATCCCAAAGGAACAGCAGTTCACGGCTGATCGTATCTTGAAGTCTACTCTGCGGGTTGGTACGGCAGATAACGACATCAACGCGATCAAAAACATGGGCATGGTGCCACAGGGATACACTGTGAACCATTACCTGACTGACCCTGACGCCTTCTTCATTTTGACGGACGCTCCAAACGGCATGAAAATGTTCGAGAGGGTATCTATCAAAACCGGGTTTGAGGGTGACTTCGATAGCGGCAACGTCAGGTACAAAGCGAGAGAGCGGTACAGCTTCGGGTACAGCGATTTCCGTGGTATTTTCGGTTCGCCCGGTACTCCGTAAGTCATTGATCCATAAGCAGTAATTAAAGGGAGCTTCGGCTCCCTTTCTTTTGTGTAAAATATGGCTTATCCTAGTTCCAGAGGACTAGTTCGTGCCATACGCCATTGACCATATTGGTATTTACAAGCTCCGTAACACGATTACGGGGACTTGTTATGTAGGCCAATCCCAACGGGTTAAAAAACGTATTCGTGAGCATTTCCGACTACTGGATCTTAGAAAGCACCCGAACCCCAGATTGCAGAATTCGTA